CTGCACCCTCGCTGCGTACTCCTCGTCGGTCTCGCGCTTGCGCTTCTTCGGCTCCTTGAACGATGCGTCAGCCTGGCGGCGCAGATCGTACACGTACTGCTGGTCGGAGTAACCGGCCAAACGAGCTTCGCCAGCCAACGAGCCGCCTTCGCCGGCTTTGCTTGTCCAGCCGCGTTCCGCCCACTTTTCCTTCTCGATAAACCAAACAACGGCTTGCAGGTCCGCAGGCACCATGTCGCCGACCTCTGGCGCAAAGTTCTTTATCGCGCCACTGGTGTTTATCGCGTCGGTCGCTTCGGCAAAGACCTTTTGACCGAAACCAAATTCTTGGCCGATACGCGGGTCGTCGATGGTCGAGCCGGTCAGGTGCTTTCCAGACACGGCTTTTTCCGCCGGAGGAGGAATGTATGGCAGGCCTGCTTTATTGCGAAGGTAGCGCGCGGCCCACACGTCGATCGTCGCGTCGTCGCTGTAGCCGATCAGGTTGCCGGTGAAGTTCGGCGTCTTCGGCGAGCGCCCGGCCTTGATGTCGCGGAACATGTCCAGAAGCGCAGTCGTCGCGGCCGGGCTGTTGGAATTGAACAGGTCGCCGCTCGCCTTGGTGATCAGCGGGAACTCGCCCGCCTTGAACATCTGCTGCAGCTTGACAGGGTTGCGCGAGGCGCCGGTCTTGATCAGGTTCTCGTAAGCCGCAAGCTCAACGTCGTATTCGCCGCGGCTGAACCGGCGCAGAATTTCAAGGGAATTATTCCAGTTCTGCTCGACGCCAGTCTTCGCTGACGTGGCGCCAAGCAGGTCGGCAAAGAGATCTCCAATGCCGCCAAATTCTCGGCGCAGGGTGACGCGCATGTCCCTGTACCAGGCGGCCTGGGACAAGATGTAGCGCGCCTTCTCGTCGCCGTTCTGGGCGCGCTCGACAATCGCGGTAACGTCGTCGACGATATCTTGAGCGATTTTAGCCTGCCACGTCTCTGGCGTGTACCCATCCGGCGGCGTATGGAAATTGTAAGCTGGCTGTGTATATTTCGGCTCAAACACTATTTCGCCGGTTTTCTTGTCGCGCTTAAATTCGGCGCCCTTCAGTTCAAGCGGCAGGAAGTCACCCTCTGGGTAGGACTCCTTCTGTGAGCGCACGATGTCGCGCCCCATCTTTTCCAGCTTGGCATCACCATCGGCCGCGGCCTTAATGGCATCGCCCTCAACGCGCGACATACGAATCATACCAGCGCCAAGCACCTTGCCCCCGGCTTCGACCGCGCCCTTTGCCAGGCCAACGACGTTGCCGGTCACGCCAGGCAGGTCGCCAAGCGCCGTCACCAAGCCGCCGGGGGCCAGCTCCGTTTCGCCGGTTCGCATGTTCGTTTCGCCGATGATAGCGCCCTTGGAAATCCAATCAGGCTCCTGCCAGGTGCCGTCCGGCATGGCGGCATGCCACTTGTCATCATCGCCCTGCACCAGCTTGGCGCCAGCCTGCGCCTGCTCCGGCGTCAACTGCGCGTGGCCGGTCATCTCCTCGTAGTCCTTCATGTAGGACTGAGGCGTGGGGAACAGTTCCATGATGGCGCTGGCCGCGCCCGGTATTTTAATCAGGCTGCTTGAAATCTTGGATGCGTTCCCACCGTCGAGGCCAAGGGTCTTTAGGCCTTCCTGCAGCGCAACTCGCGCATCATCGATCAGGCTTGGCGGCGCCGCCTTCATCTCGCCTGTCGGCTTGCCGATGACGCTGTTTGGATCGACCGGCGCCATGTCAGCCTGACCAAGCATCTGGACGCGGTCGTAGCCGACCGAGCCGTCTTCGCGGCGATACATGTCGTATTCGCCGCCGGCCGCCCGGCGCTCCTGTGTTTCAGCGAGGATTTCAGTGAGAGAAGGCATCATTTACCCATCAACAAATCAAGCTGCCCGCGAAACATGGGGACGCGTTCTTTGTTTGTTTTGAACCACTTCCCATTCGCAACCACTCTTTTTTCAAGCTCATCTTTGATCGCCGCGGGGGACGCGTCAGCAGGAATGCCAAAGCCCTGCGCGAGGTCGGCGACATCATTCCGCGCTCTTTCAAAGGCAGCCTTCTCCTCCTTGTCACGCAACACGACAAGCGTGTTGTCGAGGAACGCCTCGGCGTTGAATGACGTTTCACCTGCACTGCGCGCACCGCGCGCGGCGCGGATCAGTTGTGCCTGAAACGTCGCAAATGTTTTTTGGGCTAGTCGCTGCTGCGCCGACGGGTTGACAAGTGAAGCCTCCGGCACACCAAGACGGGCGCGCGCCTCCTTGACAACGCTCTCTATGTTTTTTTCCTCCAGAACACGCGCATCGTCCATGAACTCTTTATATGTCTTGTCCGTCAGGTAACCAAGAGTGCGAGACATTACAACAACGTCTGTCGTCAACCTGCCGGCGTTTTGCTCCCGTCTGAGGTTGTCCGCAACCTCTCGGTTGTCGAACATGACCCCGCCACCAATCAACTTGAGCAAGTTGTCGAAGTTTGGGTCGCCGTTCTTCTTGAGGATGGCGAGGCTATCCTGCGCTGTTTTATCGTCGCCGGAAGATACTGCATTGACGCCGGCAACCCACGCGGCCTTGCTTTCGTTCTTTTTTGACCGCTCGGCCTGATCCTCGAGCTTGTGGCCGAGTTCGATCTGGTTGGTCCACCCTTTGAGCGCGGCGTCACGCAGCTTGCCCTGGTCGGCGCCAAGTGCGTTGAACACTTTGCCGACGTCGGTGTTTGGATCTACCTGCCCGCGAGTAATAAGGGCCAGGCGAGCCGCAGCCGGCGTTGAACTGTCGGCCGCCCAGCGGCTCATGTAATCTTCACGCGACTTTTGTACGCGGTCTTCAAAAGCCTTGATAAATGCCTTGGCGCCTTCGACATCGCCAATGCGTTGATAGGCACGAATGCCCTGCACCTTAATCGCCTGCAGCTTCGTGCCTGCGGCGACCACGGTCCCATCGCCGGCCACGGTGTCGCCGCCGGCGACAACGGTCGGAATAATGTCGATCGCGCTGTCGGCTTGTGCGGCCAGCGCCACGCGCTCCCTGTCGCGCTCGCGCTTGATGTACTCCTTTGACACCGCGAGGTAGGCGCTGTTACTGACCACGCCCAGGCTGGCGCGCAGCTGACGGGCGAGGGCGGGTTCGGCCTGAGCAATCGACGCCCCAAGGCCCTCGAGGACAGCATTGGCCTCCACGGCGAACTGCGTCGGCGTCATCTTTTCAGCTTCAGCGCGCACCTGCAGGTTGGTGATCGACTCGCGGCCAATCAGTTCTAGGTCGTTGCTGACGGCGGTCAGAGACGATTTGCGCGCCGCCCGGCCAAAGTACGTGCGCGTGTCGCCGGGTAGCTCAATGTCTTGCCCCCCGTTGATCGCGTCCAGCATCTGCTGGCCCGTCGGCGCCGTCTCAGCGCCGTAGCGCGCGCCTTCTATCTGAGCCTGCTCGGCCGCTTCCTTGAACGCAAAATTGGCAATCCTGTCGAGCGCGCTTGATAGCTGGCTATACCCTTGCGCCTGCGTCTTCAGATCGGCGTAGTCGACCGATGGCGCGACCGCCATCTGGACGCCAAGTTCGCGATATTTGCCCAAATCAGCCATTACTGCCAGTCCAGTGCGTACCAGGTTGACGCGTCGGATGATGTTGCCGCGAACGCGCTATCGCCTGGCCCGCCAAGCGCTGAATACATGAACGCGCCCTTTCCGATGTTTGCCAGCGCATTCAATGTGCCGGCGCGCGATGCGTTACTCGCGGCGGCTCGATACTGTGCCGCCTGATAGCGGCCCGTTTCTTCGGCGAGCAGCGCGTTTTCGGTCGCAAGAAAAAATTCCTGCGCGCCTTTGTCGAGCGCCCGCGTCTGCAGGCTGCCCGCCGATCCTGAGAACGGATCGATGCCGCCAGCGCCGGCGCGAGCAGTAATACTGGCCTGCGCCTCTAGGACGTTACGCAGCACCTTATTGCCCTGCTCGCGGTAGGCGACAGCCTTCTGCCGCGCCTGAAACTCGGTTCCCTGCGCCATACCTTTGTATGCTGCCGACTGCGCTTGCCCGCCCTGGTAGCTTGAATACGCAGATACGGCAGTTGATCCGATAAGTAGTATTTCCATCCCGCTCATTGACCAACACTCACTTTGTAGTCGATGCCCAGCAGGTTCATCTTAAGAGGCACGTTTTGCCCAATGGTGATCTGGCCGGTGTAGCTGTAGCCAAGAATCGCATGTAGCGTCTTGAGGCCGGTGTAAAGCGGCACCGCGCTGTCCAGGTTGTTTTCGCCAAAGCGCCGGAAAGGTATCTCGCGGCCACCGATCGTCAGCGACTGTGTGTCGAGCAGCTGCGCGTTCACTTCAAATATGCGCTTCTTAAACCCGGTAAGACCGCCAGACGGCAGCTTCGGCTCGACGGGCAGCGTTACAACCGAGACGGTAAAGTTTAGGCCGACCTGATAGCTGGATGTTGCCGCAGATGCGAATGTGACCGTGTACGGCGAGCCAGGCACCGTCTGATCAGGCTCGATGACTCCGTCGCGGATGATGCTTGCGGTCGCGGCCTGCAGGTGCGTCACATTTACAGAAGCCGCAGCGCCGCCGGCGAGCGCACTGTCGAGCAGTGTGTCGGAGTCGAAATACTCCACCATGTACACGTCGCTGCCGTTAATCGTTCTTTTAACGACGCAGTAAGCCGTGTCGATGTCTACGCCGACGGCCTTGTATTCACCAGCCGTGACCCACTCTGTTGGCGCCACTACGTTTTGAGAGCGCAGCAGCGTGTAACAGGCGATCGAGCCATCGTCGCCGTTGACGATTAACAGGCGATCACCCTCATCTGTCGAAGTCGAGCGGCGCACGGTCATGTCGATCGGCGTCTTCAAAAGATGAGACGACAGCAGAGAAATCTTTGCAGCTGTGTAGGCGTTCTGCGTGTCGGTGTAAATAAACTCGGCCAGCGCCTTGCCCTGGCGCTGAATGAAAAGGGTGCCGCCGTCGACGTTGGTGACGCGGATGCCGGCCTTAGAGCCGTTGGCGGTCTGCTGCTTGACGATCAGCTTCGACGGCGTGATCGGTTCGTCGAGCGCCTGCGGCACGTAGAACTCGCCGCCGGCGGTAAACACCTGCAGGTTGCGGCCGGAGAAAATATCGTTGATCGCGTTGAACGTGCCGGTGTCAAGGGTGGCCTCGACGCCAGCATCATCAAGGGCTTCGCCGGGGTCAAAATTGAAGTAGTCGGCAACCCGCGAACCCCAGACGGTGGAGGGGCGGTTTTTGGATCCACCAAAATACAGGCGGCCTTCATGGAAGGTCACGCTCCGCGGGTAACCCCGCGACACAGACCAAACGTCTTCGTAGCCGCTTTCAAGCTCCCAATCGTTTGCCGCAATCGCCGTTGTGTCAAAAAAAGGAACTTCGGTGACAGCCTTGACTACGGTCGACGATACGTATTCCACGATGCGCGCTCGCCCAAACGTCGACGTGCAGTTGATGTATTGGCCCTCGTCGCTGGCCGAAAAAACAGCAGACCCCGCAGTCAGCGTCACGTTGCCGGTCGTGCCGCTCGGCGTCAGCGTGGCTGCTGGGTTCGACGTTGAGGTGGAGAACGCATACAGCGGCGTATAGTCGAAGGCGATAGTAGAGGCGGTCCATGCGCTATCGCTTGCGCCGCGGACAATCTTTGTCGGCGCCAAGTCTTCGTGTACAACGATCAAAGTGTCGGCGCTCTGCGCCCAGTTCATCTCGCCAATGATTGACGACGTAATCGAAGAAACGGAAAGATAGTCGTTTCCCGTGCCGTTGATGTTGGTAATCAGCGCCTCGTCCTTGAACACGTACATGCGCTGGTCAACGAAGGAGAGCATGTAGCTGTCGGCCGTTGAAAACTCAAACGAGACGAGACGCACACCGTTGGCCGCAGACGCGGGCAGGCTGTAGAGATAGCGCGAGCCGTCACGGCGCTTGACGCCGCCCTGCGGCTGTACGACGACGTTTAGCGCGGTGGCGAGGCCAGAGCCGTACTGCTTTAGGTCGTTGCGCGACAGCAGCTTGGGGTCCATCTCGCCGACGGTGAAGTCGTTCTGCATCTGGATGATGCGGCTCAATTGCGAACCTCGATCAGCGAGTAGTCCTCAATAACTTGAGGAGGTGTTCCCTGAGCATCGATATTTGCCGCCACGCGGAAGAGGCCGCCTCGGTGATTTTCAGCCGGGTTACCGAAAGCCAGCGCGCGAAAATAGTCGCCTTTGGTTGTTTGGTCCGTGACGGCTTCCGCGAACTCTGCGGCGCAGGCGGTGCGGAGGAGCCTGACGAAGTACGGCGGGAAGGCGCTTTCTTGCGGGCGCGTCTGGTAGTCGATCCAGACCGCCGCGTAGTCGGTGTAGAGTTCGTTCCCATACATTTCCCATTGTTTAACGGGTGCGGCGCCAGCGGCAGACGAGGCGAACACAGCGCGCGGGTTTCCGAGGATGTCGGCGGGCAGGGCATATTTATAGGTCCACTCATTCGTCGGAGCGTCGACCAGGCGGGCCAGCTGAGATTTCTTGAGCGACCAAGACCACGGGTACATGGTCAGGATCTGATCACGCAGATCGTCATAGAGGCGGTCGGCAACCTTGGCGCCATCTGAGCCTTCACCAAACGACGAAATCTCGGCGGCGCCGAGAAGAATCATTGCGTCTGAACAAATCGTCAGCTTGGTGTCGCCGGATGCCATTTCGCCCTCAATGAGAAGGAGAGGGGCGGGCTACAGCCCGCCCCTCCTTACGCACTACTTAGTCAGCGTCGGCAACGGAGATCGAGGTTCCGTCGGACACGTCGACGACCGAGCCGGTGTTGGACAGGACGACGACCAGCGAGGCGGTCGGCGTGTTGCTGTCGAACACATAGACGAGGTCGCCAACCTTGAGAACGCCGGCAGCATCGTTGAAGTAGCCGCTGGTGTTCACGGTAGCGATGGCGTCGGTCGTGGTGTAGGACCACAACTGAGGCGCCTGGCCGGCCTTGGACTGGCCGCCAATGGGCTGAAGCCCGGTCACGGAGTAAGCCATGGTTCTACCTCCTACTCACGGCAGGTGAGCTTGACGATACCTTCGTCGTCGATCGCGATGGCGCCCGCCGAGAAGATGCCGTTAACGAGCCAGGAGGTCTTCTCCGGCACGTAATTGATTTCGGTTTTCATGTTGAGACCAACGCCCAGACCCACAGCGTCCTTGTGGAACGCATAGACGGTGCGGTCGCTGGATCCATCGACCGGGAGGCCGCCCTCAGAGCGGTCGCCCATGGTGATGAACTTGAAGCCCAGGAAGGTGTTGACCTCGCCGGTCACCAGCGCGCGAACGCTGTTGTAATCGGCAGAAATCACCGCGGTTTCGCCCAGCAGGCTTTCGAGCGAGTTGGCATGGACGAGGATGCAACGGCCGTCGGACGGCACGTTGTTCTTGTCCATGAGCCGCTTCGCTTCACGCAGCTTGGCGACGTTCAGGTCGGTGTCAGTACCGCCGATGTCGTTCGACACGGTGAGCGACGTGCCGGAGGCCGACAGGGCGTCAAGGACGATCTGGTCCATGCGACGGCCCATCGCGCCGGCGACAACCTGGACGAGTTCACGACGCTCGTCGAAATTCACCTTCTGCTGATTGAACACAGAGGTGTATTCGGCGGCGTTGTAATCGACCATCGTTGCGGTGACGGACGAGAACGAGACGCTCATCGGCGTCACGTCGACGTTGGGAATGGCCGGGGTCGCGGAACCCTTGCCGATCTTGGGGAACTTAACGGTCGAACCTTCGACGTTGCTGCGCTCGCGGACAAGGCCGGCCAGCTGCCGCTGGCCCTGGTAGGCCTGCTTCACCTGGGCATCGAACAACGTGACGAAGGCGTTGGAAATGGTCGTAGCCATTTGCACGGTCCTTCTTCATGCGCCAACAGAGGCGCGGTTGAGTTGCTCGCCTCTGGTTGTCCGTTCGTTTGAAGAAGGGCCTCGGCTTTGACGATGCGCTCGTCACCAGCGTGGTGTACGGGCCGAGGAACGGTTGTCCGCGCCTATACTCTAGGCAGGCGCGGACAACGTGTAAAGAACTAATGTACGTTTATTGCGCGTCCGGGAAATACTGCCCAAACAGCTTTTCCACCTTTGCGCGGAAGGCCGGGTCGTTTTCAAAGCGCGGATCGCCGACCATCGCGTACAGTTCTTCCTTCGACATCCGGCTTTCCTCCGGCACGGCCGTCGTCGGCACGACATCGCCTTCGTAGTAGCGCCTGATCTTGCTCATGGCGCGAATGCCGGCCGCGCTGTTGGTCATGTCGACCAGCGCCTTGAAGTCGTCGTCGCCGATGGCGTTGTCGCGCACCAGCGTCTTGGCCCATGTCAGCGTCGACTTGATAACCTGGTCGGCGTTAGGGCCTAGCGCCTTGCGCTCGCGCTCGACGTTGACGCGCTGCGTCTCAATGGCGCCGGTCATGGTCGTCGCGTAGGTCTCAAGCAGGTCGGACCAGGCGGCCTCGCTGACGCCGTGCTTCTTGGCCCACTCCACAACATTGCTGGCGAGCGGGTCCGCCCGGTCGACGCCCATGTCCTCAAGCGTCTTGATGCCATATTCCTTCGGCGCCTTGTGGGCGCCGGAGCGGAACTTCTTTTCAAGCTCGCTGTAACTTTTCGCCAGTGCCTCGACGTTGGGGCCGTCGTCGGCCCAGAACTTTTCCGGCAGCCACTCTGGCCGCTCGTACTCCACGTCCTCGTCTTCTTTCGCGACGGTCGTTGCCTCAATGTCGCCATCTTTCGTGGGTTCAAGATGGCTAATTGGCTCCGGCGCAGCCTTCTCTTCGTCGTCGGTTGTGACGCCGTCGTACAGGCTTTCCTTTGCTTCTTGCTCGCTCATAACTGCCTCGCTCGCTTTAGTTTGGCCTCGATGTCGCGCACCAGCTGGTTCTGCCCCTCGCGGGCAAAACCGAATGACGGGTCATGGCCGGGGAACCACGTCGGCGCCTCAATCGTCAGGGCGCGCAGATGCTCAAGCACCTTCGCGCCGTCTTCGCCGCCAAACACGCGCAGGTAGAGCCGCGCTATTTCGTCAGCGTCTTTGAATTTCTGGGGTAGTTCTGCTGCGGCTTCTAAATCGTCCCAGCCGGACATCAATCACCTATGCGAGGGCCTTGACTGCACCCGCCACGTCCACGCCTTGCGATTGAGCCTCGACCGCCATCTGGGCCGCCTGCTGCATCTGCTGCTGCATGGCGGCGCGCTCATCCGGCGTGGTCCGCAATTCCGCGGCAACGCCCAGTTTGTCGGCAATAAAATCGGCAATGCGGTCGCGCGAAACAGCCATGGCGCCCTCTGGGCCAAGCTGCTGCGCGATCTGAAGGAACGTGACAACCTTGTTAATCTCTTCCATCGACTGGGCCTGCGCGATCGGCGACACCGGCGCGACCTTAACCTCAAGCCCGTTGACCTTGAGCGGCATGTCGATCAAGCCGCGCTCGTCGAGGATTTGAAGCGTTACAGATACCAGCGGCTGCATGGTTTCACTGATCAGCCGGCCAAAGGCGCTGCCCAGGTTCTGGGCCAGCTCTTTCATGCGCTCGGCGATTTCTGTTGCGCTGCGGGCCGACATGGTGTCAGGCGGAAGGCTTTCGTCGAGCAAGATCTTCTTGATCGACATACGCAGGTCGTTGATCACCAGTTGCGTCAGGTTCGGATCACCGGCGCGCTGCAGCGGCCGCAGGCTCTCGCCCTGGGGGCCGCCATTGCGGGCAACGGGGATGATCGCGCCGGGCAGGATCTTGACGGTCTGCGGGTTCAACACGCCATCATCCGCGGCCGTGTAGACGCCGGCGATCTGCAGGCTGGCGTTCTTCAGCAAAAGCTCGATCGTCTTGTTGAGCGTCTTGATGTCAGGCAGCGCCGTTACCAGCGGGCCGCGGCCGTAGACTTCGCCCGCCACCTTGAGGTAACGCGCGATGACCCAGGGCGAGTACTTCAGCTTGCGGTAATAGAGTTCGTCCGGCCCGTTTTTCCAGATGACGTGGTAGTGATAGTCGCCGCGCTGGGGATCAAGTACGGTCGCCTCGAGGAGATCGATATACTCCTCCGGCTTGTCCTCAATCATCTGCTTCAGCTTGGCCGGCAGTTTGGCGCCAGGCCACTGGCGAGTGATCGCCTCGCCGCGCAGCTTCATCTTGCGGTAGACGTTGTCGACGCGCCCATGTGCGCCCTCTTCGAACGAAACCAGATATTGCGGCACCGCGGTGTAGCGCACCGGCGTCACGTCATCGCCAGGCTGCACCAGCATGACGGCCGTGCCGACGGCCAGATCCATCAGGAACTCGCCGATCGCCATGTCGAAATTGGTGTTCCGCATCACGGCGAACATCTTGTCGGTGTAGATGTCGAGCGCGGCCTGCGCCTGAACCCGGCGGTTGTTCGGCACTTCCGGCCCTGGCTCAAGCCGGCACCAGCGCGACTGCGGGGGGAACAGACCTGACTGAATGCGGTTGGCCCAGCGTTGGGTGCCGACGATGGCCGTGCTGTCGAACACGTTTGCCATCTTGTCCTGGCCGGGAACGCTGCCTTCGTAATTGCCGTCGTAAAGATTGCGCTGCGGCAGCGCGAACTTGTAGCAATCCTCGTAGATCGAGCGCCACTGGTCCTTGCGGGCTTCGGCTGTATTGCTGCGCTTGATGATGTTCTGAGGCGTCAGCTTGGACATCAGGCGTCCTTCTTTTTGGCCTTTGCCATTTTCATTTTCATCGCATCGCGCATGTCGACGCGGCCGCCGTTCGATTTTGCGTAGGCCTTGGCAGCTTCGACCCCCGCCTTGGAATACGCAAAGTGCCTGGTCTTGCCGTCCTGCGTGATGACTTTAGGCATCGGCTGCAGGGCCAAGAGTGTTCTGAACGCCGAGTTCAGGGTTTTCGCGGTCGCTCGACAAGAGCAGCTTGTAGCCACCAACCTGCCGCGCACGGCGGCGAGATTGAATTTCGCGCTGCGATGAAATTTCGTTTGCCTGCTGCCGCGCTTCCTGCTTCTTCAACTGAGTGTCATCAGGCGGCGGCGGCGGTTTGGGAGAAGAAAAGATACCACCCATCTCAGAACAACCTCGACATCATCCAATGATCAGCGCCAGTCGGCGCGTAGCCGCGCATCAGGCCTTCGCGTTCAAATCTAAGCGCGGCCGCCCACCGCATGGCGTGGTCATTAGTTGGACAAACCGTGATCTGGCACCGCCGCAGTCCCAGAGTGGTCGCGGCGTGGTCGAAAAAGCGCATCGAACTGCGCGTAAACGTGGTAGCGCAGCTCTCGATCTGGCGCGCGGTCATCATCCAGCATTCCGCAACGCCCGGCCATTTCGGCTCCAGGCCGAATGCCATCACCATGTCGCCACGGTACATGCCGGTGTAGGCGTAGGTGGGGCGCGCGCGCCTGACGTATTCAAGGTAATCCTCAAAGCGCGGGAAGTAAGACCTGTCCGCCTCCCGCAGATCCATCATCTTGAGGTGCCACCAGGCAAACGGCACGATCATGGCGTCCGGCGACCGGATGCAGGCGTCGTTGATGCTCTGCACGTCCATCATGCGAGGGGGTCGAAGTCCATGGTGGCGATGATCTGGGCAGGCGCCTTGCGGCCTTGCTCATAGGACCGCACCAGCCGGCGATGCTCGCCGCCGCCCAGCATCAGATACCCGTAGGCGTCACCCACATGCGAGTGCATGTCCTTGTTCGGCACGTCGCGGAACCTCTCGTAGCCGGCGCCGACCGCGATCCGCTTGAAATGGTAACCGCCGGCCAGAGACTTACGGAGCCTGGCGCACCGCTTGTCGACCAGTAGGCCTGGGCGGCCCTCAATGAACCGCGTCATGGGCAGCGCGCCAGCTTCGCGGCGCACCTTGAAATCGTTGCTGACGGTCGGCTGCGCCCGCAGGCCCAGCGTCCGCAGGAACTCAAACGCCGTGACCTCAAAGATTTCGTCGCGCTTGACGCCGGCGGGGTCGCCCCAGACAAAGATCTGCTTTCGCTGGTATTTTGTATTGAGCAGGCGCACCAGCTGGTGACCGAACCGCTCGAGGCCCATGTCCTCGCTGACCATCTCGTCGAGGATGATCCAGCGGTTGTTTGCCAGCTTCTGGCCGATGACCGCGGCCGGCGTCAGACCAAAGTCCATTCCGATATGCACCGGCTCGCCTGGAACCGGCTCCATGTTCTCGTCGGTCATGGCGATGTCGTTAAACTCCGGCCAGACGGGCTTGCCGTCCTGCACGTAGGTGTACTGGCCCTGCAGGTAGGCCTGCACCCAGTCGAGGTTCTTGCCGGCGAGCGCCTGCTGGTAATAGCCCGCCGGCAGGTTGTTCGTATTCTCGGCCTTGGTGTTCTCGGCCCAGTGCCGGCCGACGGCCTCGATCGCGTCAGGGTGCAGACCGTCAACCTCGATGATGCCGCCCGGCTGGCGGTAGAAATGCCAGGGGTATTTGCCGCCGACCGGGTTCTTCTCGGCCAGGTTATGCCACCAGTGATCGCTGTCCGGCGGGTTCGTCATCATCCAGCAGCCGCGCCAGGCGCAGCCGCCATGCGCACGGGTAGGGTAACGGCCGACGCGCGCCGTCAGCGCGTCGACGACGGCCTTTGGCAACTCGCGCGCTTCATCGATCACGCCGCCCGTCAATTCAAGCGACAGCAGGCGCCGCGTGTTCTGCGGCGTGTCCAAGGCAAGGAAGATGACCTCGCAGTCGATGCCGGCGGCGTCACCGCGCGGCGGGAGCTGAATGTGATGGGTGATAGGTGGCGACCAGCGCATCGGCCCCCAGATCGTCTCAGGGAACAACTCCTGCCACGTCTTGATCGTCGTCGTGCGGAGTTCCGGGTACGTGTTGCGGATGACAGCCCAGCGGCTGTAGCGGATGCCGTCGACAGGCGAGGGCGCCTGCCTGACGGCGCGCAGCATTATCTCAGCAAGGCCAGCAAACGATTTGCCGCTGCCAACAGGCCCCATAATCCCACGCACAAAAGCGTCATCATGCAAAAATTGCCATATTGTTGGCGCCTGGCTGAAATCAAGGTTCAGCGCCTCGATCGCCTCGTTGGCGTTGGCACGACGCCGGCGTGGCCCGCGGTCAGTCGCTGTTCGGCTTCTCGCCATTCAACCTCTCCATACAGTAGAACCAGCTGACCTCGGCGAGCATCGGCGCGTCGAAATCCTCTGGCTTGAAGATGTAATATTTCTGGCCCGTAAACGGCACGTACATGACCGCAAGCCGATCAAGCGCGACCAGCGCGAAGACATCGACCTCGGTGTATTTCTTCCGCGTCCGTGAACAGTCAAACCGATAGCGGTCGTAGTGATTCCTGTACCTCGGCTCGCCAGACTGGCGGTTTTGCCACGACGACGTACCCTTCACCTGCACCCGTATTGGGTTTGGCGCGAACGCGATCAGATCAAACTCCATGTTCTGGTTCGTCGGCACGTTTCGAATCCCGCGCCGCCACAAATCGCTCGCGACAAAATGCTCGGCGGCGGCGCCAATGAAATTAAAATCATCGCTCAACGTGATTTTTTCCACGATAATGCGCCGCTTTGATCGATGATGATGTCGCCGCGCGACATGACGACCAGCGTTTTCGGCATCGCAACGGCGATGCATCCGCCGATAATCGACGCAACGATGACAGCCTTGATCAGGTCGTAGAGCATTTCTTCACGTAGCCCTTGCCCCAGCGGAAATGCACCAGGTCTTCGTCGTAGTGCTGCAGGCGACCGCTGCCTGTCGGCGCGCAGCTCCTGATCTGACCACCGGCTTCAAGAAACCGCTTCGTCGCGTCCTCGATCTCGCGGCGAAGTTGATCCTTGAGGCGCGGGTTCTTCTCCTGCCTCCAACTGTCGAATGAGAAATTCATCGGCGTTATTGCTCCTCGCTATTGCCGCAGCGCGGCGTCTTTCCTCCTGGCGGACCTTCTGGATTTCCTGATCCCAGGTCATGCACAAGTGGCAGGTCATATGAGGCCCTGTAGCGCCCTGACGCGGAGCTGGTCGCCCCACGCGCACCACGCGCAGACATCGACCAGCGGCGGGTTGCCGCGCACCTGTTCGGCGGTGCCGGCGCAATGCGGACAAGCGGCGCGGTGTTTCTGGATCACCGGGTCGCGGTCGTCGAGCCATTTCTCGACTTTGTAATCCTGAACCATCAGTGCTGCCTCCACGCCGACCTAGGACCGAGTTTCTTGCGATGGTTCAGCGGGCGCGGGCGGCGCCTCCGCTTCAACTTCGGCAGCTTCAGCAGCTTCTGCGGTTCCTTTGACTTCGCCATCGGTCACGTCCTCGTATGTCGTTGTGCTTGGCCCCTTGAGATTGATGCCGATGACGCTCGGCCGGTGATCGTCGATCCCGTTGTCGAGCATGCCGCGCACCTTCGCCGTGAGACGCAGCGCGCTGATCTTGTCGTGCATCTCGACCTCGATCGCGTTGCCGTGCTGCGTCGGCGTCACCTTCACCTTCTTGATCGCCTTGCGGGCGCGGCTCGACAGCTGGTCGGAGCCAGTGACGACGACGGTGCCGTCCGGCGCCCAGCGAATGACATCGGTGATCTCGCTCGCGGCCAGCGCCTCAAGCTCGTTCATCACGGCTTCGCGCTTCGCGTCGTCGTCCGACGCAATAGCCCGGCGGGCCTGGCGCGTCGTCAGGGCCTTACTCATGCGGCTCGCCCTGCATGATCTTCGACGCTGTAACGCCCAGGTCATAGAGGATGTGATCGATGTCGGTGCCGGATTTGCCGCGGGCCACGATGAAGATCTCGCAGGGCTGGTTGGTGCGCGGATCAAAGCCGACCGTGACAGCAAAAGGACCGACGCTGGCGGTGGCGCTGGGGCGGCGGCTGGGGAGGGGCGGGTTACTCATCCGCCGTCTCCTCGACCAGGCGGTCGAGATACCAGCGCGCCTTCTGCAGGTCCTGCAACGGGGCGCCCTTGTAGCGGTAGCGCCACAGGTACTTGAGCGTGTTGCCCTTGAGGTAGCCCTGGAACTCGGCAGGCGTCATCGAGGCGCGGATCGCATCGATCGCCTCGATGCCGCGCTCGTTCAATTTGTAGTGCGCCGGGTTGTTGACGGCGTCGTCCTTAGACTTCACGCGAGACCTCCCAATAGGCCAGGTTGCTGGTCGGAAAATAAAAACGGTGGCCGTCGACCCGCGTGACGATGACGTAGGTGCCGTCGCCGGCGATGGCCCAGGCGGCATCCCCCAGGATGGGGATGACCAGCGGCACGGGCGCCTCGAGGCCGTCGAGGTGAGCGGTGAAGGTCATCAGGGCGGGGGCGGAAGGCTTCATCGGATTTCGACCAAAAAGTTTCGCGGCCTCCCCCCGCCACCGGCGGCAGGGGCGGGGGA